GCACGCTCCCGTTCGGCCATGGTCAGCGGCTTGCAGTAAAACTCAAACACGTCGCCATCGCTCAGCTTAACCTGTTTTTTGATCGGCGTCAGGTTGGCTGCTTTCTTGAGGCGATCAAGCGCACGCATGGATGAATTGGCAGATGCCATGCAAAATTATTCAGTTCATTGATACTTTAAACGCAAAAAAGCCCCTAGTGCAACTAGGGGCAATCAGCGATCAAGCGGATGTGCTGAAATCGAAGCTAGGAGCACCGGCAGGACGGAAGGTGATCTCAACCATCTGAGCATCATCAGGGTTGATATTCAGGCTGGCGGTCAGCAGCACAGCATCCATAGCAATGGAGCGGCTCAGCGCTTCAGAGCTTTGCTTGTCGGTGTACAGCTTGAAGGCACAGCCAACCTGCTGACGCTGCAGCACATCCTCAACCATGCGATTGGACAGGGCGCTGTCCTCATTGGTCACATAGATGCTGGCAGTGCCATTGCCGTCGGCAAAACCAGGGATATAAGCGCGGAAGGGCGCATATTGACCAGCGGTTTGGCCGATGGTGGTGACGTCAATCTCAGCACGGCTGATCTCAAACGACCAGGACTGCACTTGTCCCACGGCGGCGTAATCGGCGTAATACACCTCAAACTCATTAGGCGCTGCAGCCGTGCCGTCGTCAGCAAGGTTTACGGCAGCGCCGCCGGCGGATGTAGATACTTGCAGCGCACCTGTGGCGTTGCTGAAAGAAATCACGTAGTAGGTGGTGCCAGCGCTTAACGGGCTGGGCAGCGTGCCAGCGCCGGACTCGCCGCTTTGGCTATTGACCACGCGGAACTTAACGGGATCGCCAACCTTGAAATTGAGGTAAGGCTCGACTGTGATGGTATCAGTGCCGATATTGACACCAGACTCACCGAATGTTCCGGTGGTGCCAGCGGGCTTGTAGTAAAGGGCGCCGGATGTACCGGACAAAACAGTGACAGCCATGTTATGAACGGTATTGGCTACCGTCAGTCTAGATACGCTTCAAACGTAGCAGTTAACTGAGTCTGAAAGTAAGCCGCCGCCAATCCGCTGCTAGCGCTTACGCCTGTTTGAATCACATTAGCGTTAACAGATGTCGGCCCTGATGCCGCGTCAAAGATGATGCTGCTGAATTTGGCGCGGTCGAATTTGTCCTTGATGCGCTCTGCAATGGTGAAGTTAGCGGCGGTGCCTTGCCCTTGCGGCGTAAAGACATTGACCACTAGCGTGCCAGTCTGGCGGTTGAATCCAACACCGCCAGTCGGTAGCAGCGTGGCATAACTGTTATCGCCAAAGCGGATGAATACCTGCACCCATGGCGTGTTGTTGGGCGGCGTAAACGGTACGTTTTGATAGCTGACAGGGTAGACGGGCGATAGCGCCATCTCCGTGCCAATGCGCCCTTCAATCGCGGCGCGAACATCGTTGTAGGTGCTGCTCATGATTCCCTCCCGATGCGGTCTGCATTGACACGCACAAACGTTTGGATGTCCTTAGCAATGCCTTGCACCCATCCTGCAGGCGCCTGCTTGCTACTGCCATTAGCAAGAGGCTCTGCATATGGCAGGTTGTTGTGCACGCTGTAAACGTTGCCTAGCTTTTCTTGCTGATAGCCGATGCGCTCAATTGCAGTGATATCCGTGTATGAGCCTTCTGGCTTTTCACCGCCAGGCGCCGCATTCTCACCTACCTGCCAGCTAACACGAAAGCGCCCTGTATCAACTGGGCTTGCCTGCTTGAGTCTGCTATCAGTCTCTAGTACGGCAACACGCAACAGCTTTTCAAACTGCTGCTCTGCGTAGTTACCAATATCAGCAACCCGGATCGTGCGTGCCATTATGCCCTCAAGATCAGTTCATAAGTGATCGCCGTGTTGTCTTGCTCGATGGTGGCAATGTTAATGATTTGATACGTGGCGCCACTGATGACAACTTCATCAGATGTCTTGGGCACTGTGCCGTTCAAATCAAACGCAGCAACAATCAATCGCTTGTCTGTTGCTTGAATTAGGTCGTTGACTTCGCGCAAGTTGACATTTTCTAAGACACCTTTAATGCCAATGTCAGTCGTTGTTTCAACGACGGTGCCAGTTGTCGGGTTGTAAGATCCAGTGGCAACGCTGCGAATTGTCACGTCACCGCCGAACTTGCCCATTAACTTACTGGCAACTGACCGCAGCGAATTAGCGAGCGTCACAGGCGGTATGCGACAACAGTGCCACTGGTCAGTGTAATGCTGGTAAAGACGCCTTCAATTTCAGTGCTGGCCTTAAACGGAATTGCACTGAGTGTGTTGCCAGTCCAATCTTGAGCGGTCAGGCTTGCGATCACCGAATCTTCAAGGGCAACGATTTTGCCAAAGCGTCCGGTATGCGCTGCTGTGTCGTCGATAAACTCGGCACCGGGATACATGTAGCCCATTGATCAGCTCCGGCGAATCGCAAAGTTGCCTGGTCCGCTAATTCTAAGGCCAGTCAAATACCGCTCATAAAGCGGCGGCACACGATCAGCTCCTACGGCTCCATAGCCGAGGTTAGGCGTCACGTCTAGGCTGCCAATCTTGACGTTCTTGTAATCCTCAAGTCCGCTCAGCCCCAACCCGCTGGTGTTGTTGTGCAAATACACGGCAAGCAACGCTTGGGCGTATTTGATCTGCTGCGGAATTTCGGTATCTGTGTAATAGTCCGTTGTGATGCGGAACGGAAAGCCTACGGCGTAGGTATTGATATAGGTGTCAGGCTTGCGTACGCCAGTGCGCGGCCACTGCAGCGCCTGCGTGTCGGTAGCACGTGCGCCAAGGAATCGCTCGCGGTCCAGCCGTTGCGTTGCAGTGAACAATGCGCGATTGCGGCTGTCGGTGTTGCCGCTATTCCAATGCTGTACGTCAGCATCTTCCACAAAGCCATCAATGATGGCCGTGGCATCAGCCAGCGTCAGGTAAGAGTTTGCGTTTGCCGCGCCGGGCGTGGCCACGATTGTTACTGCCATCAGCCGGTGGCTCCGTCATTTCAAGTTTAAGTGCGGGCTCTGCAATAGGAAAAGAGGCCGCCTCATTAGAAGCAGCCTCTAGTTCACGCAGTCGCCGGAAGGCGAACAGTCCCATCAAGCAACAGCAGCAGCGGTGCTGCCAAGGCCATAGAGAGTGATTGCCTCAGATCCGGCAGTAACGTTGGTCACGCGGCCAAGAAACACCTTGGAAGCGTTTTGAACAACGGTTGCCACGCCGCTTACGGTTACATCGGTACCGCCAGCAATGGTGATGGTGTTGGCGCCAGCCGATGCATTCAGCACTACCAGCATGAAAGTAGTGCCCACCGCGCAGTCACCGCCAATAGCGGCAACAATATCGGCGGCAGTGGCAGTGGTGTAGGTAGCAGCAGCAGCAGGCACACCACGAATGATGGTGTTGTAGCTGTTGGCTGCACTCAGGGTTGCGGTAGCGGTAGGAGCTGCCAGCCCCATTTGCCCAGGCAGAAGACCGCCGGGGATGTCGCCGAGTTCAAAAATAGAAGCCATGGTCAGTTACCTCAATCAAAGTTAGAGGTGTTGGTCGCGCGTACGATTCCCAGGTTTTTGGTTTCGTACACCTTCGACCAGTTGCCCACGGTTGCCAGTTGAGCACGGGTGGGATTGACGGTGGTCACGCCCCACTTGGCGCCCACAGGGTGGTAGCAGTAGTGCAGGTCGATCGACATGGCATCGCTCTTGGCGAGGATGTCACGGTCGGTTTCAGTCTGCATGGCGAGTTGCTCGCCGCTGGCGATAGCGCCTTGGGTGAAGAAATAGGTGGCGTACTCAGTGGTGGAGCCGCTGCCTTCGGTCTGAACATCGTCAGACACGATCACACGCAGGCCGCAGTAGGTGGGCACTTCAATGCTGCCGCCATAAGCAGCAACAAGAGAACCACCGGACTGAGTGGTGCTAGTACCGCGAGCATCAGCAGTCGACACGTAGTCGATTGCTTTGCGCTCAACCAGGTCGTAATAGACCTTGGAGTGCATGGCAATGGCGGTCAGCTTATCGCCTTGGTCGCCCAGCAGCGACTTAGCTTCTGCCACGTGACGAGGCGACAGCACAGTCGGGGTATCACCCGATTCGCCGTCAATGGTCAGGGGGAAGAATGCAGCAGAGCTGGAGGTAGAGCCAAGGCTGCCGAACACGCCAGCCAGAGCGGCCAGCAGATCCTTTTGGCGCTGGTTAGCGATGTAATCAGCAATCTTGGCGCCAATGGCGGCCATGGGGTCCGAACCAGCAGCCAGAGCGGCCAGGTCACGGGACTCGAAGGCGCGACCACGGTGCAGGATCACGCCAACTTGCTTGTCGGCAGTGATCTTGCCAGGGATGAGGCTGCTGCTATCAGTCAGAACCTCGAAATCGCCGGAAAGGTTTGCTTTCCAAAAGGGAACGTTGATGAAATCACCGCCCTCGGTGGCATTCAGCTCCGCCATGGGCTGCACCACACCGGAAGCCAAGAAGGCATCGCGCTGAGTGGTTTGCTCAATGACGTAAGGCGTAAATACCTCGGGGATGATGATGTCAGAGCGAAGGGTCGCCATGACTAATCCTCAGGATGGTTTACGGTTTGGGCGCAGCCCTAGGCTCAATGTGGCGCAGCCATCACGAGCAGACAATCAAATGCTAACGGTTAGCTGCTGCTTTCATCCGCTCGTATAAATCACGATCGGTTCTGTAAAGCCGCGCTTGCTCGGTGAGGTTAAAGCTGTCGCGGCTGAATGGATTGGTTGCACCGGCTGGAATGCCACCACCACTGCCACCTGTCGGTGCGCCACTGCCTTGCGGCTTGGGTTGCTTTTGCATCCATGCCGGCAGCGTCTTTGCCCATTCAGCAACGGGCTTGCGCTCGTAGCCGTCTACGACAACAACGGTGCCGTCAGCTTCGCGTTGAATGGACTCCGGGCTGAGCTTGGTCTTGAGCACCAGGTCTGGGTCGTGCACGATCTCGGCCAGTGCGGTCACGGCTGGCGTCACCAGCTCAAGCTCGCGGACGCGGGACTCAAGCTCTGAGATGCGCTTGTCTTTTTCGGCAGTTGCCTCACGAAACTGCTGCTCTAAGGCTTGCCTTGCCTCTTGATATTTGCCTTGTGATTCAAGCTGCTGCTGTTCGTAGTTGCGTTTGAACTCCAGCAGTTCATCGACGTTGACACCATCTGGCAGCTTTGGCGCCTTCTTCGCTTGCCGTAATTCAGCGATCAGTTCTTGATTTTTGCGTTCTAACGCTTCAACACTGCGCTGCAGTGCATCGGCATCAGCCCCAGTAGCCGCAGGCTCTTGGGTTTGTTGTTCATCAGACATGGATAAGCCGCAGGCTTAATTACACTTTGCAGGCTATCACATTCCGGCATGAGTCCACGTTCCTCGCGGATTTCTGTTTTGAGCCTGCTCTGAAACCGTCGCCCACCGCACGTTGCCAGGCTCATAGTGTCCCATCGGGTCAATGCGGTCAAGCGTCATGCCATCAGGGCGCGGTCCAATTTCAGCCAAAAACTGCTCATATAACTCAAAACGAAACTCAATCAAACCATAAGCGTTTTTATGATTTGTTTTTACACGCCGCTTAGCCTTGCAATAAGACTTATATGCTCCTTGATTACGGCGCAACTCTTTTGGATCTTTTTTCCATGTAACTGGCCTTGCTTTAAGCGCACATGGCTTGCATAGGAGAATTTCATTATTTCGCTGTTTGCGATCGACAATGTCTTTGCGCGTGGTTCGCTCTTGATTGCAGCACGGGCACTGCACCGTGATATAGGAATGATGATCTGCCAACGAAGCAAAGCGGCTACCACTTTACTTTATCACCATTTAGTGGTACTTGACCACCACGCGGCAGACATTTTCCCTTTGGCTATGTTTTTGGCGTGTCGAGCCTTGAATGATGCACGCCGTGCTTCTGCTGCCTTTGATTCGCCTGGCCTTGATGGGCTGCCGCTGACACCCTGCTGACCAAAGCGGATCAGTTTCACCTTGTCGCCTTCCTTGGCAAGCACGGCATGTGACTTGTTCGGATGCTTTGGCGTGCGCTTCGGCTTGTTGTAGCCATCAAACTGCTCGCCGCGGTAGGTGATGCTCATCGCCGTGGTGCACGCTGCAATTCAGAACGCTTTTTGATCACTGCGTTGCCGGTTGATTCCGATTTGATGCGCACGATCGGATCATCTTGACTGCCAACGCGGGTGACGCTACCGCCGCCTTGCGTGGGGATGGTTGCACGCTCACCGCCAATGCCTGTGATGACGCCAAATGTGCGCGTGCCTTGATACATCCAACTAACGCGATCACCACGCTTCATTTCTTCTTACCCTTGCGAGCTTTGCCAGCTTCAGATAGGGCAATTGCTATTGCCTGCTTGCGGCTTTTTACCTTTGGACCCTTGCCGGGTCCGGGTTTGCCGCTTTGCAGTGTCCCGCGCTTGTACTCGCCCATCACCTTGGCGATCTTGTCCTTTTTCTTCGCCATAGCGCCACGCCTCAATACCTGTCAACAGTGTAGAGCCATCAGCCGTTGCCCAACCCTTGTCGGTGTAGATAGCTGGCACCCATGCCTCGCCATGCAGTGCCTCTACGGGATCACTTGAGATGCAGTAGATGCCAACATTCTGAAAGTGACGGAGGCTAGGCAGGTCCATATCGTGCGCGGAGCTGATCTAAGGTTAACTCTGATCCATCATCGCGGACTAACTTAGCGACGGCATCAGTCGGGCCATACTTATCAGCAAGGCGATTAAAGTACGGCACCTTGTTTGCGCCCAATGCCTTTGCTTTGGTCTCAAGGTCTTGCTTTGCCAGCCATTCCCCGTAGGTCTGATCTGCCGGCACCTGGCCGCCTGCTGATGCACGCTTTGCTGGTGCTGGTGGGATGAAACCCAGCTCGTCGTAGTCGATCACTGGCACCGTCGTGCTGCGGCAGTTGAAATGCTGCGGCGGCATTGGACCTTTGCCGTATTCAAACTCACGCCCATCCAATGCACGGCAAATGCTGCTGGTGCGGGTATCCAGTGTTGCCACATAACGATACTTCTTAGTGATGTCTTGATTCGCTTCATACACTTGCTGGCTGGCTGCATTGGCAACTTGATTGATACTTGTGCGGACAAGGGTAACGATTTGATTGTCTGCAACTGCTGTTGCCTGGCCACCTGCTGCGACAATC